TGTTGTAATGCATTTTCTGACATATCTCTTAGTTGTTGATTGTAGTTAAATTCTTCAGCCATCAATTGAGATTTTAATTTAGCTTCATTGTTCATTTTTTCAATTTCAAAAGCTATCTCTGCTTGTTTGAGTTTTATTTTCCCTTCAGTTTCTGCATTTGTTTTAGATAATGCTAACCTTGCTGCAATCTCTTGACTTTGAAGGTTTTGTCGTGCAACCAACGCTTGTTTTTGAAGATTTTGTTGATTAGTTTGTTCTTGTTTTGCCTTACGTTTTACTTTTAACAATTGATTAGCCATTTTGATATTTTTGATTTCTCGTATATCAATAGCATCTTCTAAGTTTATATCATTCTTTGATAAAGCCATTTGAATGTTAGCTTCAAGTTTTGCTTTTTCTTCTTCGTCAGGCGCGACTTCAATAAACACACCAAAGTCATAAATATATAAATCAGAAATATCGTTTAATATCCCCACATTATATTTACCTATTTTATTTGCAAAGTCATCTTTAAAATCAGCATATTCTAATATATCCGCAATTCGATAAGTAAGTGCTTCAGCTAAACTTCTAAACAAATATAAACTGCCTTGTAATATGTGTCGCGTGGCAGTATTTGAATTCAAAGCAGCAAGTTTTTGCAAACCTACTAATGAGTTGGGGTCAGGTGTGCTTCCATCTCTTGCTTCATTTAATCCTGTTACAGTTCTAATCATATTAAGATAATGATTATAATTAGCTATAAGCATTTGAGTTTTACCCATTCCTGAATTTGAATTTAACTGTTGAATTGGAACTTTACCTTGATTAAAGTCTCCATCTTGTGTATAGCTTCTACCAATAACAGAACCTGTTTGAAAATATAATCTTAATGCATCTTCAGGATTATATGCATTACCTGTTCCTAAATCAACTTCATTTAATCCATCAGCATCTATATAAACACCATCAGGAACAGTACGAGCAATTACTTGTTGTAGTTTTAAATGTGTTAGTTGTATCAAGTCTGCGAAAGGTATCATTCTTCTTACCAAAGACTCTACAACTCCTTTATACATACGAGGTGCAACTGCGACATAATTAGGTAATGCATGTTGGTTAGCTGATTTTGGTCTTACCATATTTTTAGCTAATTCCCACTTAAGAATTATATTAGTACCCATAACCATAATTCCTTCATACCAAACATCTATGGTTTTTTCAAACTTTTCAAACCTTCCTTCCTCCATCATTTCTACAGGTGGATTGAATTGGTCATCTTTTTCAATAACTTTACTTCCACCGGTTTCTAATATTTTTTTCTTGTACACCATTTTTTTTGTTGTTTTATAATTAAAATACAACAACGTAGTGGTGTCTCTGTAAAAAATATCATTTTGATAAAACTGATTTACATTATAATAATCATACCACGTTTGACTATATTTAGATATTTCTTCTAAATCTTCTTTTGTTAAGGAAGGATTAATTTTTAACAATTCAGTTATGGGTAAAGTTTTAACTTCTCCCCAATAAAAGCAATCTTTAAAATGCGGGTCTTCAGTATAGCTATATACAACATTTACAGGGTCTACATATTTAACTTCGACTCCTGCACCCGGTAAGAATTCATGTTTTGCAATTGAAATACCTAAAACAGTTAAATCATAATCTAATCTTTTTCTGATGTCTTGATAATGGTTTTCTTCGAATATTGTGTTAATAGCTTCTTCTTCTGCTATTTCTATTGCAGGTTTGTAATTAAGATTCATATATAGAGTCAGTTCTTCATCATCTTGAGGTAAATCATCAGGGTCCATTACAAAAGTATCAACTCCACCTTTTTGTTTGATTACCTCTAAAATTTCTTTGGCAGCCATTTGTCCTTCTATCATGTCTTGATATTGAGAACGTTTGGCTTGAGACATAGCGTCTTGCGCGTATGCTTTTACTTTGAATAATCTATCTGACATACCGTTGACTACAATGTCAACAAACTTAGGAATAACAGGAACAGGAGTCCAATCTAAATTAAGATAGGATAAATCACCATCAATTGCTAATTCATTCTTATATTTATGGATGGATTGTTCTCCTCTTGCGTATAATCTTAATCTATGAAACTCTCTCCATTGACTATAAAACCTACAACCGTTTCCGTCTTTTCTAAACCATTCATATTGAATAGCTTGTCCAATCATTAATCCGTATTCATCTGTTGCTTTTTCGGCATCAGACGCAAATTGATTAGGGAAACCTGCAGATGAAATATTTATTTTTATGTCTTTCATCTAATTAACTGACTTAATTTGCCATCATTACTATACCTTGCAAAGTTAATCATAATTCTTGACTCTTTTTTTTCAGGCTGATAAAGGTGTTTTTGACATGCCATAATGGCAAGACCTGAACTGATAGACGCATCATAATTAGTTCTGTTGCTAATATCAAATTTTGCCCAATCCTCTAAAGTTCTATTAAAAGGCATATTTCCTATTTCATCCAAGTCATTATTATTAAAACCTACATGAGCAGCAATATAAGATTCTATGGCGGCTGCATGTGCTTGTTTTACATCCTCACTTGAATTAGGTATACCTCCTAACTCTTTTTCTGTTTTTGATAACTTAGTAAAAATTTTATCAGGTCTATTCATACAAAAACCTCTATATCCTCTGTTTTTAAAATGGTATAATAATCTTGGTTTATTGTTTTCTATTAATATAGGCATACCGTAAAAAACACAAGCTTTTAAAACATCTTCAAAAAATATTTCAGCAGTTTGTGGTCTTGCTATATATTCTAAAAAAAATTCATTACTTGGTGCTTCTTCCATGTTAAATTTAGTTAATCCATGCAACGCACCATTGGAACCCTTACCTCCAACTGTTCCACTTATATCATAAGAGTCGCAGCCGAAAGCACCAATATGTTCATTGCCCGGATAATATATTCCATGTTTTTTTACTTTGTTGTTTTGTAAAGCTAAATTAGGAACCCAAGTTATTATGAACCTTCCTCTCGAATCAGGATTAAAAACTACTTGTGTATCTTTAATTCCATTTTTCCATTCAAAACTCCCTTTTGAAACATATTGTTCTGAAATAAAAGAATCGTTGTAATCTATTTGTTGATATATCTTAGTAAGGTTAAATAACGACTGTTTGCTTTCATCTCTAAAAGCGTGTGATTCAGTTCTTGGAAATTGTCTGTAATATTCATTTAATGCGTCAGGGTCATTTTTTAAGGAATCTACCTCGTTTTGCCAATAATTTATAGCGTCTTGATAAATGTAACTACCGTCTATACCTACTATTTCTTCTTGGTACATTTTTAAAACAGGCATTCCATATCTATCTATAAAACCTTCCATATTCCATTCCATAGGAATAAATAAAGAATACAAACCGCTCCTTGTTTGCCCGTTGGCATTCCTTTCTAAAACATTAGAATTGTAAAATAATTTTTTAAAATTTTCTCCACCTTTACCCAAAGCATTAGATGTAGACCCCATCATACACTTACCAATTATTCTACTTCCTAAACGTAAACAAGTTTTAGTTACTCTCCAATTGTTTAGAATATTATTTGGTTTAATCCACTTACCACTTTCATCGTGAACTAATAGTAAAAGTTTTTCACCATCGTATGAGTTATCATCTGTGTTTTTCCAATCAATAGTTGTATCTAATCCTTCTATCAAATCTTCTTCTACATCATACATATTCTTTTTTGTAATCTTAGAGGCAGGGACTCGATAAGCTAACTCAGTCTTAGGTTTATCCATCCCATCCATGATTGGTTTGAAAAAAAAGGGTAGACGATTATTTATAGGAACGACTTTATCAGTAAACATTTTTTTTGCATCTGAACCCGTTTTAGATAATATACCAACGCGAGAATCTTTTGCTAAAGTTGCAGTATTGACACACTCAGATGAAGACATAAAAGAAAACCCTGAACGTCTAATTTTTAAATAAATCATTCCAAAACTTCTTGCATCAGCTTTACATGCTTCCCAAAAAATAAACAATATTCTATTAGCTTCGCGAAAATCAGGATAACCTACATCAATGTTAGTCCATTGTAAATACATGTAGTGACCTCCTGTGATATAAGTAGGATTGCCATTATTATAAAACCATACTCCATACTCCCTTCTATCAAACTCTTCTTCAATATAATCTATCCAACGATTTTTAAAATCTTTTGGCATTTCATTCCACTGAAAAATAGACTGTATTCGCTTTAGAGGTTTTGGTAATTCACTTCTTTCCCAATATTGATTTTCCTTTGTAGAGTGTCTTTGAAGACACTCTTTAGGTTTTTTAGGTAATGCTATTTTTAGACCACTGATTTCTATTACTTTTTCTATCTGCCCTGTTTTAGAAATAATAATAACATCATATTTTTTATTATATCCATACACCCAAGAGCGATGTTTGTTTTTATTAGTAACAACTCCTTTGGGAATATAGTTTTCTAACTCTCTATATAAACTTTTATTTTGACCTTCTTTCTGCAAACCCCTGTTTTGAATCTATTTTAACATTAACTTCTCCACTATCAAGTGCTTCTTTTTCCTCTTCAATTCGTTTTAGTATTTCAAATGCATCAAAGATACAAAGCTTCTTTGTAGCTGCAGCATTTTTTAATCTATCTGCAGCAAGGTCGTCATCAGGGTCCGGTTTGATTATTTTTTCTTTTGCAACTTTTATAAGTTGTTCAACTGCTTGATGTCCTGCATCAATAATTTTTAATTTAATTTCTTTATTGTTTTTTATCATAAATGTAGAGTTATCGAGTGGTCAAACACTCGGTAAATAGTTTCATTGTCTAAATAAAATTTATATTCTTGAAAAGGTTTATAAGAAACTGTATCTCCTTTTTTTATTCCATATGATTTTATTTTATCATTTAAAATAACTATCTCTCCCATCAAAGGTTCTTTAGTCAAGGGTTTATATATATAGCTTTCAGTTGGCGGTATCCCTTTTATAAAACAATATCTGTCATATCCATGCCACTCTTCATTTTGCTTGTAAGCAAAGAACTGTTCCGGGTCTAATAGAAATATATTGTCTTTTAAAAAACTTTTGCCGCTTTTTCTTCTTCCCTTCATATCGTTATAAAACTTAAATACGTTGTGGTGAACCAATAGAGTGTCTCCTTTTTTTATAGGACCACAATAATTTAAAGGCGTTTCTAATACTGTTGCCTGTCTATTTGAAAACTCTGCATTTTCCTCAGATGTGTTTAAAATTATTTCAGTACCTGCGATTTCTTTTGTATTGTCATATCGCCTGTTTTTGACAGGGGTAACAATAAATTGATTTAAAGATTTCATTAAAATTCTATGTTATATTCTACTGAAATAGGGACAGTTGAAGTAAACTCTTTCCAACATAAAACCTCTTGAGTTTTAGGGTTTTCTATCCAAATTTTATGAGATGAAGATTCTGATTCAT